GCCACGACCGACGGCAAGGTCGTGCCCGCCGCGCTGGGATCGACCGAAGCCATCCTTCAGGCGGCGGAGGCTGCCGCAGACGGAGAGATCCTGTGGGCGAAGAAGATCGGCGCGTGGACGCTGGGCGGCGGCGTCAGCCCCATCACGGGCGGCGGTTGGCCTGCGCCTGAGTCGAAGGCGCTTTGGTCCTGCGAGTTCACGGGATCAATTCCCGTTCTCAATGGCACGCCTGCTACTGAATCTTTGACAGTGTGGGGTGGCGGCCCGGATTTCTTCTTGCAGGCAAGCAGTACTCTGGGTTATGCAGAGCAAAACTTCTTCCCTCTCGCCAATCATTTTGGCGTGGTCGAGGTGAACTGTCTTGGTTTGGGAACAACGCAGGAGTGGGTCACGGTCGGAAACGCGCCGATAGTTACGCCTGAAGATTGGAAGGTAGTAGGAACAAGCGGCAGGCCCGGTGTTGATATCCGATACGACAACAATGAGTTCGTGGTGATTTGGAAGCCGTTTTCATACCTGACGATTCCCGACAGCAGCATCACGTGGAAAGCATGGGCAGGATGCGCTGCGGCATCGCTTTCTTACCCCGATGATCCAGCCGAACCCGCCGTTGGATTCTTCTTCCGTGCTGCCCAGCCGGGCGGAGGAGCGAACTGGGTGTGCGTTGCGCGGCTAATCAACACCTCCACGCTGGCAGCCGTTGAGTACACGCAGAGCAGCGGAGTTCCAGCAGATCCGTTCGCTCCGGTCTGGCGGAACATGAAGATCGTGACGGTTGAAGGCGTAGCGCCCGGTTCGTATCCCACGATCGAGTATTACATCGACAGCGTGCTGGTTCACACTTTCGATCTCAACACCGTGGCGAGCAACATCCGCAGTTCCGTGGATCAGGAACCGATCTTTGCGATGATGGGCGGGCTGGTTGGCGCGTATGAAGATGGCAACCGTGCTCTCAATAGCCAACTTGATTACATGCACTCGCTGACCACCTTCACCAACCCGAGGTAACACATGGAAAGCGCATACATCAACAACGGCACAGTCATCGGCGTTCGGGAAGGCGATTGGTCCAGCAAGCCGGGGTACATCCTGCTTGCGAACGGCGAGCGCGTGATTCAGGGCATGGGCTTCGATGCGTCGAAGTCGCCCCGGTTCTTTCTGAAGCCGCGCCCGCAGCCCGCGCAGAAGTGGACTGCGTTCCAGTTCCTGCTCCGGTTCACCGAGGCCGAGCGCGAGGCGTTCCGTGTCGCTGCCGCTACGGATTCAACCGTGGCCGACTTCATGCAGCTCTGCACGGCCGCCAGCCAGGTCGAAGCCAACCACCCCATGACCATCGCCGGCATGGACTACCTCGTCTCGGAGGGCCTGCTGACGCAGGCTCGCGCCGACGAGGTCCTCGCCAAGTAAGGACACCACCATGCCCCAGGCAAACATCATCACCCCGCAAAGCCCCTACGCCAAGATGTCGGTCGCCAGCGTCGGCGCGTCCTACACCGCGCTGGACCCGGCCACCGCCCCGAGCGTCGGCGTCCTGTGGAGCACGGTCCCGTCGGTCGGCGGGAACAACCCTAGCCTGCTGCGCCTGACGCCCTACGCTAGCGCGACGGGCGGCACGAGCGTCGGCATGCGCGTGGTCGGCTACAACCTGTACCAGGGCGCGCTTGGCCTGGACTACATCCCCAGCGTGCTGGGCGACTTCACGCTGACCTTCAGCGAGGGCACGGTGCCGACGTGGACGCTAGACGCCTCCAACGACGCTCGGCCCTACGCGGGGATCGTCCAGGTCGCTGGCACCCCGACGGCGAACCTCTATAGCCCGGGGACGGCAGCGGCGGCGAATGTCGAACCAGCCAGCGTGCTGCTCGATGTGGTTGGGTGCCAGATCGTCCAGGTGCAATTCAAGTCAAGCGGCAGCCCGACGATGGGCGTGCTTTGGACGACCATCTGATGCGGTCGTGGCTTGGACGATTGCTCCGTCCGGCGCTGCGGCGCGGCACCCCGTCGATCCTGACGGGCGGTCGGTCGCTTGACGTTGGCCCCGTGCCGATCAATTGGCCAGATGTATCATCTGAGACACCGCAGGCTGTCACGCAGAAGATCCAGGTCACTAGCATCAACGTGCCAATCGTGATGTCTGCCACAAGATCCGGCACGTCCATGCTGGTCAATGTGTATGTGAATGGCAACACCTCAAACGATGGCGCAGTTGTTACCACCATCCAATCAACAGTCACGCGATTTACCGTGCCTCCCAATTGCTACGTGTGGTTCGTGGGGGAAGAGGTAATTGCCCCGGCGAGCACAAACGTGCGCGTCAGAAACGTGACAGACGGCAACAGCGTCGTGGACCAGTTCAATCTGTACACAAGCGTGGTTCCGCCTCCGTAAAGGCACGACATGGCAAAGCGACAGAAGGTCACCAACCAGCAGCCCTTCAGCCCCAACGCTGTGCCGGCGCCCGTCAGCCCGAACAGCCTGCAGAACGGCATCCCCCCGAAGGACCGCCCAAAGAAGCCGCTGCCGCCCCCGCTGGACCGTGGCATCAACGTTCCGCTGGGAACGCCCGTCGAGCTGCAGCGGTCGTTCTTCACGACGGCCGACAAGATGCTGCGCTCGAGCAGCATGGCCTATCGGCTGAACCCGCAGTATCAGATGATGATGCGGGCGGACGCCGACATCGAAGGCGTCCTTCGGTCCCTGCAGGTGACGCTGGCTTCCCTCGAGTTCGCGGTCGTGGCCGATGACGAGACCGACGAGGAAGCCAACAAGCTGGCCGAGCGCATCCAGAAGATCTACGAGACCATGCCCCGGCGGTCGGACTTCGTCCGCTCCATGCACGAGGCGGTTTGGTACGGCAACTCGGCGGCGAACCTGGTCTATCGCACCGACCCGCGTTTGGGCGTGGCCATCAAGGAGTGGTACCCGTTCCACCCCGACACGCTGGCCTATGACCAATGGGGCAACCTGTCGATGCGCGTGGGTGCGGAGTACGCCAACAACGGCCCAAGCTCCGCCAACATCGGCTTCGACTCCCGGGTCCACATTTTCACCGAGCAGGAGCGCCGCGCCGTGGTCCTGCACCGGGTGTTCGTGGCCGCGCCTGACTTCAACGACCCGAACAGCACCGAGGCCATCTACCGTGGCGTCGGCGCCCGCGATGTCTGCTGGTTCATGTGGCTGGCGAAGCAGGAGGTCCTGCAGGACGCCATCACCTACGCCGAGCGGTACGCGATGGGCATTCGCGTGGGGTACTACCCCCTCGGCCAGGACGCTGGCCGGAACATGATGGAGAACGTCCTCGCCAACCTGACCAACGACAACAGCGTGCTGCTGCCGCAGTCGGGGACCGAGCGCATCTACGACATCGACATCAAGGAGCCGAACGCTGGCCGGGCGCAGGTGTTCATGGAGCTGATCGACTGGTTCAGCGCCAAGCTCAAGGAGGCCATCCTCGGGCAGTCGCTGTCCAGCGAGGCGGGGTCCACGGGCCTCGGCTCGGGCGTGGCAAACCTGCACGCCGACACCCTGTCCCGGATCATCCGCTACCACGCCGACGCCCTCGCCGACAGCCTGACCCAGGACTTTGTGCGCGTGGTCGCCCGGATGCTGGGCGCCGACGAGGACCTTGCCCAGCGCATCCGCTTCGTCTTCGCGCCCGAGCGCCCGGACCCCAAGGAGCGCCTTGAGGCCATCGAGAAGTTCGTGGCGATGGGCGGCACCGTCAGCGAGCGCGAGGTGCGCGACCTGCTCGGCCTGTCGCAGCCCGCCGAGGGCGACGCCGTGCTGGGAGCGCAGCCCGACACCGCCGGCGTGGCGGGCCTCGGCGGCTTCTCCCTCCCCATGCCCCTCGAAGGCGCCCCGCCCGCCGAGGGCGCTCCCCGGACCTTTAGCCGCCGCTCGTGGTGGTAATGGCAAAGCAGGCCGACATCCCCAGCCTGTACGCCGAGACCCTGCAGGACGGGGCGGACGCCTATCGGGCCGCCATCGCCGCCCAGATCGCTGGAGAGGACGCGACGGCGGCCTGGGACGCATGGGAGCAGGACACCGCCGCCCTGCTCCTGTCCTCGTGGGCAGCGGGTGCCGCCGCCAGCCTGAAGAGCGCCGGCGTGCCCGTACCGGGCGCGAAGGCCGTCCAGTTCGCCCAGCCCGACGGCATGCTGCTGGAGTTTGAGCCGGGGCCTGCCCGCGAGATGGTTGCTCGTTGGATGGAGACCGTCCCCCTGACCCGCGCTCGCTGGGATGACCTGATCCGCAAGGCGTTCGACGCCGCCCGCGAGCTGCGGGCCGACGAGCAGGCGACCGCCGTGCAGAAGATGGCCGATGTCAGCCCCCAGTTCCGGGCGCTGGTCTTCCCCGGGCAGTTGCCCGAGCAGGTGGAGATCCGCCGCACCCCCGGGGTGCAGAAGGCCGCGCAGACCGGGTTCTTCGTGACCGGGCTATCCCGGGAAACGACGGCAGAGCTGCGGGGCCTCTTGGGAAAAGTCGTGCGCGGGCAGGAGACCCGCGACAAGGCCACGAAGCGACTGAAGCAGATGGGCCTCGCGGACTTCGTCGATCAAGCCAAGGAGCTGCTCGAGGTCGGCGAGGACCTGACCGACGCCCGGCTTGAGAACGTCTACCGGACCAACCTGAACCGGGCCAGCAGCCAGGGGCGCCTAGACATCTGCCGCGACCCGACCGCCAAGCGGTTCGTCCCACTGGTGCAGTACCGCGCCACGAAGGACAAGCGCACCCGGCCGAGCCACAAGGCGATGGACGGCTACGTCGCCACCACCGAGATGATCGACGCAATGGGCATTCCCACGCCGGCGGGCTTCCAATGCCGCTGCAGCTGGACCCCGGTGCCAATCGCCACCGCCGTCTCGCGGGGCTGGGCGGACAAGGACGGCAACCCGAACGTGGACGCCATCCGCCAGCACAACGGGGCGCGGCAGCGCCTGATCGACTCGGGGGAGTTCCCCGACCCCGGCTTCATCGCGGGCTGAATGGTCCCTTCTACTGCGGCATTTCACGGATACAGCAGGCCCGCCCGTAACTTGAGATTCACATGGACGGTATCGACCTCAAGCCCACGCAGGAGATGGCGGAGAACGCCGCCCGCGGCCTCGCGCTTCGTGAGAAGCACAAGCGGGGCGGCACGGAGGTCGGCGTTGCCCGCGCTCGGGATCTGCAGAACAGGAAGAACCTGTCCCCGGAGACCGTGCGCCGCATGGACTCCTTCTTCGCCCGCCATGCTGGCAACGAGGCTGGCGGCGAGGACGACGCCGGATACATCGCCTGGCTGCTGTGGGGCGGCGATGCCGGCCGCGATTGGGCGGGCCGCAAGGTCAAGGAAATGGACGGTGATGACGGCAAGGTCCGCAACTCCATGCCGGACGTGGCCGAGCTCGAGCGCAACATCGCCAAGTGGAACAACATGGCGAAGCTGATCAAGCCGACCAAGGGCTACGAGACTGCCACGATTACGCGGCGCATGAACAAGGGCGAGAAGGAAGACCAGCGGTGGTTCACCAGCCTGCTGGACGCCGTCAAGTCCGGAGACCGCGCCAAGACCAAGTCCGTGCTGGCGCTGGGCAATCAGGACGGCAGCCTGCGGCACCACGTCGTGCCGGCAAGCGTTCGGCGCTGGGCGAACGAATCGCAGCACAGCAAGATGGACAACGCACGCACGCCATCCCATCAGGTGACCCCCGGCGACGGCGCAGTCACCATTCACGACCTCGAGGTCTTCTGCGCCTACGACCCGCGCATTGATGGCGACAGCGACGAGGAGCTGTCGCAGTTCGACAATGAGCGCGTCCGTAGCATCGTGGAAGGCACGCTCAAGTACATGGCCAAGGGGTCTATGCCCCGTCTCGTGGTCATGCACGAGCGCGACGGCCAGGAGCCGAAGAGCTCCGTTGGCCGATTTACGAAGCTCCGGTACGAGGAGCGTGACGGCGTCGGCTACATCGTCGGCGACTGCGAGGTCGAGCGCAGCGTCTTCGAGAAGCTGCTGGCGACCAACGCCTTCCCGCGCCGGAGCGCAGAGATCTGGCCGGAACAGAATCACCTGTCCGAGGTTGCCCTGCTGGGTCGTGAGACCCCGCGCAGGCCGCTCCCGGACACGCACTTCACCCGGGCAGGCCAGGCCGTCCGGTTCGCACGTTCGCTCCGCTTCGACATGGGAACGGTCGGCGGCGGGCTTTCTACTTACGTTCCCACGGACAAGGACACGCACATGGCAGACGACCTGCACAAGGAAGTCGCCGCGCTGAAGGCCGCGATGGACGAGATGAAGGACGCCATGAAGCGTGCCTTCGCCGCCGACGAGGCCAAGGACGGCGACAAGGAAGAGATGGCGGCCGACGAGATGCTGACGCAGCAGTTCGCCGCCGAGGACGAGAAGAAGGAAGACTTCGCCGAGGACGCCGTCCACATCGACATCGGCAGCCACACGGGTGCGCCGGATGAGGATGAGGACGAGGTCGAGGTGGAGATGGGCATGGCGGGCGATGAGCGCCTGCTGGCCGGACGCCCGGGCCGCGCCGACGTCTTCGCGCTCAAGCGCGAGAACGCCAAGATGGCCCGCCAGCTCGCCGAGATGAAGGCCGAGATGGCCCGCGAGAAGTTCAGCCGCGAGCTGGACGCGATGGAGGCCGACGGCTACCGCATCCCGGCCAGCCACCGCCCCCGCCTGCTGGGCGAGCTCTCGGCCAGCCGCAACCCCGCGGACCTGCTCGAGGCGTGGCGCGACCTGTTCGCCCGCGACCCGATGGGCGTCCGCATCGACATGAGCCGCGCCGCGGTCCCCGCCGGGGACATCGACGCGCCCACCGTTTCCGAGCTCGTGCGGCAGTTCGCCGGCAAGCCGGAGGAATACCGCAAGGCAATCAACGCCCGCAAGACGGGCAAGTGAGGAACTGAATCATGGCAGACTTTGGCTTCATCCCCAACCTGATCGCAAGCGCGAACATCTACCCGTTCCGCTTCGTCGCCCTGTCGGGCGCGTTCAAGGGCGCCGCCGCTGGTGCCGCCAGCAAGAAGATCGTCGGCGCGACCGACGGCAGCCTCAACGTCTTCAACGGCGAGTTCAATGCCGTGACGGACGGCCCGGTCAACATGCAGTCCACCAACACCATCCAGATTGAGGTGGGCACGGGTGGCTGCTCGGCTGGCGATTACCTGACCGCGGAGGCTGCCGGCAAGGCCGTCATTGCCACCAGCGGCCAGACCTCGTTCTACCTCGCACTCGAGGCCGGCGCCGCCGGCGACATCATCCGGGCGTTCCGCAACGGCCCGGTGGTGGTCTGATCTCCCCAACCCCCTCCTGAAAGGAAGGACTGACTCATGGCTTTCTACCCCGTTGGCGGAGGTCTTTCTACCTTCGTCCCCAGCACGAACGACCTTGCGACTGGTGCGCTCCAGGTTGAGTTCACCCGCTCGGTCAACACCTTCGGCCTGACCCGCTACGCGCAGATCGTCCCGACCACCAAGATGTCGGGCTACTACCTGCGCCAGGATCCGACCGACAACATCCGCATCACGGACGTGAACGAGTTCGCGTGGCCGCTCGGCAACGACCGTCCCACGGGCAAGCAAAACTCGTTCGAGTTCCTGCCCTACACCACGCAGCGCTTCACCTTCCCCTTCTACATCCCGCAGGAGTCGGCGCAGCAGGCTGCTTGGGACGTGGTCGCGCAGCACGCCCGCAGCAAGGCCGTGCTGGCGATGACTCGCCGCACGAAGCAGGCCGCGACGGTCCTGGCTGACAACGCCAGCTGGACGCAGTCGGGCAACTACGCCGCGAACCCGACGGCCTCGCCGCTGTCGGTCGGTGGTTACTGGAACGGCTCGACGGCCGCGAACGCTTACATCCAGAAGACCATCCAGAAGGTCATGCAGCGCGTCAACCAGACCAGCTCGGGCGCCGTCGCCCCGAACCAGCTGATCCTGGTCATCAGCCCGGAGGTCGCCACGACCATCGCGCAGACTGATGAAGTGCAGTCGTACGTCCGCAACTACGGGTCGGCCCTGCAGTTCCTCCAGGGGAGTGACACCTTCTCGCGCTGGGGCATCCCGCCCACGCTGTACGGCCTCGGCGACGTTATCGTCGATGACTCGTCCATCGTCACCAGCAAGAAGGGCGCGTCCTCCACGACCACGTCCTACATCCTCGGCCAGGGCGCGTACTTCGTGTCCCGTCCGGGCGGGCTGGTCGGCGTCGAGGGCGCGAACAGCTTCTCCACCCTGCAGATCTTCGCCTACGAAGACATGACGGTGGAGAACTGGAACGACCCGTACAACCGTCGCATGGAAGGCCGCGTGATCGACAACTCGATCGCGGCCCTCGTGGCGCCGGCGGGTGGCTTCGCCATCGGCGACGTGCTCTCGACCTAATGCAACCCATCGCCATCGGCCTGGGGGGGGCTTCGGCCCCCCCTAGGCGGATGTGAGGAGGCACCGATGACCGCATACGCCGACTACGCGGACCTCGAGGCTGCGCTGGATTCCGTGATCATCGCCCAGCTGTGCGGCGATGCGGGCACCCCCATGCCGGGGCCGAACCCGATCACGACCGCCGCGCTGGAGCGCGGCACGAGCATCCTCCGCTCGTACATCCGGGTCGGAGAGATCTACACCGAGGCCGAGATCCTCGTGTTGGCCGCCGCCAAGGACCCGCTGATGGTCATGGTGGTGGTGGATCTTGCCACCGAGTTCCTGTTCCAGCGGCGCGGCGCGAAGCTGTCGCCCGCCATCGAGCAGCGGATCAAGCAGGCGTACACCTTCTGCGAGGGCCTGCGCGACGGCAAAATGCTGTTCGGCTCGGTCACGCAGAACGCACAGGCTGGCCTGCCGATGGTGGCCGCTGTGCCGACGAGCAACCTGTCCTGGTACAACCAGGCATCCAACACGCAGTTCTTCCCGCCGCGCCGGGGGACCACGTACCCGTGAGCACGTGGAGCCGACGAGTCGCGGCGGCGCTGCGGAACACCCGCATCCGGCAGGGCATCGCCCAGCTGGCGGTGGCGTGGATGGAGAACCACATCAACGAGAACCGCGGCCAGCCCCGGCAGGGCGCCCTCGGCGCCTCAGGCGCAGGCCCGGACGGCGTCGCGCACCGCCCGCTGAAGCCGCTCTTCGGCCGCAAGTGGGTGCGGTCCAGGCCGAAGGGCGGATTCACGCGCAGCCGAACGGTGACCTACACCACGCCCGGCGGCAAGGTCAAGCAGCGCACCGAGTACATGATTGAGACGCCCGGCTACCGCAACGGCGGGCAGCCGCTGCGCGACACGGGCCGCCTCGCCAACAGCGTGAACGCTCGAGGCGACCGCCAAACGAACGGCATCCGGCTGGTCCTGCGCGGGCTGAAGTACGGTCTGTTCCAGGACATGGGCTTCCAGACGGCAGGCCCGAACTACATCCCGCTGACCAAGAAGGGGGCGCGGTACGACAGCGGCAAGAAGGCCCGCGCTGCCGGCATGGTCCCCGGGCAAGACTTCACGGGCAGGAAGAAGGGCGTCACCGTGCCCGCTCGCCCGTTCCTACTCCCTACCCGCAACGACAGGCGCGACATCGGGGTCAGCATCAAGCTGGGCCTGGAGTCCATTCTGAAAGGCAAGTGACATGGCAGCTCTGATTTACGTCCCCGGTCCCACGCAGGTCATCGTCAACGGCACCACGCTGGGCTTCTCTGACAACGACAACCTGCCCGCCATCCAGTTCACCGACTACCAGCACGAGGTCAAGACGGTGATGAGCGGCGCCGCCCCCGAGGAGATCGTCCTCCAGGGCACGGTCGCCCGCATCTCCGTGGCCCTCGTCAAGTGGGATGCGTCGATCTATCAGGCGATGCTGGCGGACCAGCGCGGTGCGTACAACGCCAGCCCGGTCGGCCGGCGCATCATCTCCGACGGCGCCTACTTCCCGCTGCAGATCGACAGCGTCAGCGGCACGCAGAACTACACGTTCAACTACGCTTTCCTGCAGCCTGAAGGCACGGGCGATTCGCAATGGGGCAACCGTGAGCGCGTGCTCACGCTGAACTTCATGGCGATCCCGGGCAGCGACGGCTTCTACACCTACACCCCCTGACCATGATCAACCTCTCCGACGAAGATGATCCCATGCTGTTCGGGCTGACCCTCCCGCAGGGCCAGCTCGTGGTCCAGTACATGGAAGTGCTGGCGATGCTCCAGGCCAAGGTTGCCGCGGGCACCGACCCGACCACCGCGCAGATCGTGGAGTGCCTGCGCGAGTCCTCGCGCACCCCTGAGGTCGCCAAGTCGGCGCCTGACCACGTGCTCCTTGCGGCATGGGCGCGGATGAGCAACCGCGTGCAGGCCGCGGGAAACGTGTAAGGGCGGCCGCTAGGTTCCTCGCGGCCTACGGTCGCCTGCCCAACGAGTTCGACCCCGAGACGGCTATGGGCCTCTTTGCGAACATCCCCGCAGTCGAGAGCGCCCAGGCTGTGACGCTGGCCAACGGCATCGCCATCGCCTTCGGCGACGGCAAGGCGCAGGCGCGAGCGGTCTACGAGATGACGGGCAACGACCGTTTGGCGCAGAAGATCGAGGTCCAGGCCCGGATGATGGAGGGGATGCGGAATGGCTAGTACGGCGACCATCCTGTACGCCATGCGCGATGACCTGTCGCAATGGATGCAGCAGTCGGGCTACGGCGACTGCGTGTACGTGACCGAAGGCCCCATCGACGAGACCGTCGGGCAGTACGCCATTCAGATCATCGCCGGCCCAGACACGGCCGTCCACCCCAACAGCGGCGTCGGAATGATTCGCAGCCAGGTGGATATGGTCGTGTGGTGGCGCGGGATGTTCGACCCCATGCAGCGCGGCACCGAACGCATCTCGGGCGACATCGGCGTGCAGCAGTTCGCCGATGCCCTGCGCGAGTACCTGGTGCAGCGGTTCTACCCCGGGATGCTCGTCCCCATGATCTTCCGCAACGGCGGAACGGTCTCGGCCGTTGACGGCATGGACGGCTGGCTGACGCTGCGCGACACCTACGACTACTGCTACGAGATGGATTGGACGGTGAAGTAATGGAAGACCTCGGGCATATCGACATCAATATCCGGGACATGGGTGGCGCTGGCGCGGGCCGCGGCATGGCGGCCGGCGCACCGGGCGGTGGCCCGTCCACGCCGACCGGGCAGGCAACCATGCAGCCCATGACGCTGGCGCAGCAGCAGCTCGCGCAGCGCCTGAATCAGCTGCGGCAGAACATCAGCGCGTGGCAGGCGATGACTAGGCGCATCGGCACGTCGCGCATCGGCGTGGCCGGCGATGCGGCGGCAGAGCTGCGAGACTTCTTCAGCCGCCCGACCATTGCCGGATTCCGGGCGCTGACGAACAACGCTAGCGCCACCGGGTCCATGCTTGGTCGGCTGGCGGCAGGCGCACCCCGGCTGGCGCTGTGGGCGACCGGGCTGATCGGCGCCGTCGGCGCCGTGACTGCGTTTGCCTTTGGGATGCGTCGGGCCAACGAGGCCATCAAGGAGCGAATCTCAGAGCTGGCGCAGTACAGCAGCGTGCTGGCACTTGGACAAGCGCGGGAGCAGATCGCCCAGCTTGGGCGCGACCTGCGCGAGGTACACGAGAACGGGCGACTCTACGCCGCCGCGCAGAGGCTGGATACGGCTGCTGCCAACGCATGGGCAACGACCATGCTCGACATCAACAAGATCACCGCCGCGGTCGGCATGGGCTGGTCGGTCCTGAAGATCGGAGCGGCGGGAGCAATTCGATTGCAGATGCTGCAGCTGACGCTGCCGCAGAAGATTGCATCCTACTTGACCTCCCAGCTTGACACGTTCCTGCAACGCGACCTCGGAACTAGCCTTGCGGATGTTGGTCGGCGCACTCTGCGGGCCTCAACCTACCTAGGCTTTGGTGGTGCGACAGGACTGCTATTCGGTCGCTCAATCCTGGACAACCTGCCGCAGTGGCTGGAGAAGATCTTGAAGAACCTCGAGATCATCAAGACCAACACGGGAACCAAGGACCTTGCCGGCGAGGTCAACGATTGGTTCCGCGCTGATGTCATGGCGATGACCGGGAGGCCGTACTAATGCCTGCATACTCAAGCTCGACGCTGGACGTTCAGGTACGGCCCGGCATTACTGTATCCATCACGAACGTGTTCGTGGATGCGTGGAACACCACGCCGCTGCTCGCGGACGACCAACAGACTCCCTACGGGCAAGAGCTCGTGGCTCGTGGCACGGGCCTGATTGAAACGGATGAAACATGGAACGAGCTCGAGCAGGCGTTGAATCGTGGCGGCAATCGCGCCCTGTCTGCGGTCCTAAATGCCGGGCCTACGTTTTCGGTGTTTGCCTACTACGACGCAAGCGCGGCAACAGGCGACGACCTGGGAGGCCCGTACGTCAAGATTGAGACCACCGAGATCGTGGGCGACAAGCTCGCGCTCGTGCGGTGGGAAGTGACTCGGCGCACGTCCTACGTGGAAAACCAGACCGTCGTGGCCCACACGTGGCAGTCGAGCATTTCGCTGGATGCCGCTGGGCAAACGACGTGGACCATCAGCGGAGCCGTCCGGGTCGCTCGGAGTACCACGGGATCGGACACGACCCTTGCAAGCCAGGCGACGTGGCTGGGCAAGGATGCCTATGCCGACCTGTTCCGTCGAGCCATTATTCCTCCGGTGATCGGCGAAGGATGGCGGCGCGAGACGCAGTCGTTCGCGCTTGATGCCACGGGCACCATGCTGTCCTACACAATCGTGGACAAGCGGTATGCCCTGGACCTGCCTGACGGCGTGCGCGTTGGAGACATGGAGTTCTCCTACGAACGTGCCGCTGAAACCCAGGGCTATGCGATGGTCCAGTTCTCCTGCGACCTTGAGGGCGACCTGTCGCTGTCTAGCATCACGGGTACCACGGGTAATCGAAGGCTCGTGGAAGCAGCGGTGCAGTTGTCAAAGGCCAGGATCAACCTGTCCTACCAGCGCATGATTATCAAGCGCCTGCGAGTGACCGAGCGGAACATCCTATCCAGCTATGCCATCAGGTTTGAGATGACGGCGATGGTGCTGCCGTCGGATTCAAGCAGCGGCACATCCCCGGTCCCGCTGGCATTCATGATTGGCAACAAGTTCACGGTGACCCGCACCGTCAACCGAACGATGGATTCCTACGGCCCGCTGTCGCCGGCGGCAGGCGTGGATACGACCTACGGGATGCTGCCTCATTGGCTGGAGAACGCGGTCAGCGGCATGGAGCAAACCAATCAGCCGATGCCGCAGGCGACCGTGTTCAACATCACGGGCGTCAACACCTATGGCACCGTTTCGGTCACGGTCATTGCCGGCGCTGACGGCGTGTCTGCGATGAACAGCCAGTTCGACGGGATGTTCTCGGCAACGCAGTACCAGCCGCCGAACAATAGCGACGGCTACACGACCATCGTCGGGCACAACACCTCGACGAGCAAGGCCAAGTACGACAGCGGGATCGTCCGCCTGTCGCCTATGTACATCGACGCTCCTGACGTGACGATGCAGACGCGCAAGCCCTGCGTCTACGTGACGGAGCGCGTGGAGACTGCGCGGTCCAACCAGGCGCCGCCAAAGGAGATCCGCCCGCTCCCGTCGAACGCCTACCTGACCGATGACGATTGGCACGTGGCCTATGGCAAGTTCGACGCGCAAGGCAACCGGACGTTCACGGGTATCTACGAGCGCACCTTCGCCATGTACGACCCGGGCACCAGCGGGGCGGGCTTCGTGACGCAGACCACTCCGAGCGGGGCGCAGCTCCGCGCATGGGGCGCTCCGAATCAGATCATCATTCCCACGCTTGCGCCCGTTGGCACCCCGGGATCGCAGGCCACGACGGCGAGCGTCTTCGACCTTGCCACCGCGAACCCGGCCCGCTACAGCGTGCCGACCGAGACCTTCGTCACATGATTAGCGCCTGGTTCACCACCTCGGGCGGGACCGTCATTCCCGTGCTGGTCCCCGAGCGCGAGATCCTCGAGATCGCGGGCATGGTCGGCTTGTCGGAGACCGACCTGTTCGCTATCGAGATCCCCTCGGGGGCCAGCCGGGAAGCCCGCATCCGAGTGCTGGTCGATCAGGCGCAGCTGCAGGCTTTGTACGCCTCGGGTACCAACGCCACGGCGACCTTCTCGTGGAAGGAAAGCACGAACGCCACGGTCATGTCGATGGCCGTCTGGCTGCTGCCTCCGCGCCCGGTTTGGATGGTGGCCGGCGGCGCGGGCACCGCGATGGTCGAGGCGGTGGATCGACGCTATTGGTGGCGGCAGACCCAGGTCAACAGCCTCAACCAGGCCGCGCTCGCGGCGCCTCTCTTCTCCTCGGACGGCCGCTGGAACACGGGTGGCGTCACCGACAACACCACGCCGCTGACCTTCGTGACGGCGCTGCAGGCGCAGCTCGCCGCCATCTCTGGCGGCTTCACGATTCCAGGCGGCTACAACCCGAACGCCGCGCTGACCAGCCGCATCGCCGACCACGTCTTTACGCCCGAATGCTCCCTCGGAATGGCGCTGGACTTCGTCCTTGCCGCCACGGGCTGGGTGCTGCAGTACGACGTGATAAACAGCGCCTACACGCTGGTCGAGGTCAAGGATGACAGCGGCGACCTGGCCACGTGGATGACCAGCAACAAGCGGGCCTACGGTGGCGGCGTGGAGGCAACGAGCGCCACGCCGGCGGGCACCGAGCCGCTGATGACCCTGTGGCAGGGGGACGCGAACTACCAGAAGAACCGGATGCCCCAGCAGGTGACGGTGTCCTTCCCGTACCGCAGCATCGAGGGCAAGACCAAGTACAACAACACGACCGACTACCAGGCCGGGGACGTGGAGTTCGTGATCGACCGGGAGTTCGGCTGGCAGAACACCCTGGCCACCTCGAGGGCGCGAACCAACATCGGCGCCCGGGTCCTGAAGGAGCCTCGGTCGTTGGTCGCCTCCCTGAACACTAGCCTGAACGCCAGCAGCCCAGGCACGAACATCTACGGCACGTCGATGCCGAGCTGGGACTACAACACCTACGTGACGCAGGTCATGGCCCTGCTGGTCAAGCGGTGCTCGGTCATCGTCGGGCAGACCGCGTGGGCCGGGTGGCCCCGGGTGCCGAACGGCTGCTACCGGACCACCATGCTGCGCTACGCGGTGGGGGTGCGCGACGGGGAGCTGGTGCCGTTCGCCTTGACGGTGGCCGACCAGGACGATTGGGTGCTGGGGCCGAACGGCCTGCCGACCAACGACCCCGGGCAGATCACGTTCAGCAAGGGCCTCGCGCACGCCCGCCGGCTGGGGTCGGGCGCCATGCAGATCGACGTGGCCCCGCCCAACACGCGCACCTTCCCGGCGATCATCACGGCATCGTCGGCGCTGGAATGCACGGTCGGCGAGGTGACCAACCCGTGGCAATGGGAGTACACGTGGTCGGAGGTTGAGCCGAACCCGTGCGCCCCGTGCCCGCTGTCTGTCCCGCTGGCGACCTGGGGGCGCTCCGGCACCTCGGCCCGCAACCTGACCGAGAACGGGAACATCTACTTGGGTGCCGCAAACGTCGGCAACGTGGTGGCTCCAGGCGTGAAGCAGTCGGACTACACCAACGGAACAATCAGCGCGCTGCCCATTTCGGTCGGCACCATCGTGCAGATGGTTGAGCAGTTCCCGACCGCGTATACAGGGTGCGTCGACGACCCCCCGTATGCCACGCAGTACTGGTTTGCAATGCCGAACGCCGTGAAGGTTGAGTGCAACGAGAACGCCTTCTCGAACCTGACGCTGGACGGTGGCACCTACACCGGAGGCTCGTAATGACCGACACGATCATCACGAAGCACAACGGCACTAGCGGCGTCAGCCCGACGCTTGCGGAGATCACCTACGGCGAGCTTGCGGTCAACATCGCCGACGGCATCATCTATTGCAGAACGCCCGCCAATCTGATTATCCCCATCACGGTTGCCAACGGCGCAATCACGATGACCAAGATCAGCGCCACGGGCACGCCGAGCGCGACCACGTACCTGCGCGGCGACGGCACCTGGGCCTCGGTCAGCGGCGGCAGTGGCACGGTCACGAGCATCACGGCCGGCGCGGGTTTGCTAGGCGGCACGATCACTACGAGCGGCACGCTGGCCGTAGCATTCGGCAATACGAGCCTGACAGCCTGCGAAGGCGACGATATCCGCCTGTTCAATGCGCGCACGCCTACGGGTGCTGCCGGCGGCAGCCTGACCGGGACCTACCCGAATCCGACCATCGCGGCGAACGCAATCGGCACGACACAGATCGCCAACAGCACGGTGACCGTTGCCAAGATCAGCGCGACGGGAACGCCAAGTTCCAGCACCTACCTGCGCGGGGATGGGGCATGGGCAACGGCCGGAGGCGGGTTCACACCTGTTGTTGTGAACTTCGCGTCGAGCGGCACCTACACCATCCCAAGCGGAGCGACCACCATTCGGATGGTCTGTTGCGGTGCAGGTGGAGGTGGAGGATCCGGATTTTTCCTCACCACGGCTGGCAACAAGTTTGGTGGAGGCGGAGGTGGCGGTGGCGGGCTGACGGATCTGACATACTTGGTGTCGGATCTTGGTGGCGCGGGTACGGGCCTCACGATCACCGTTGGTCTTGGCGGCGCAGGTGGTACTGGATCTACTACTTCAGGAACAAGCGGCACGGCTGGGTCACTCGGTGGGTTCAGCGCCGTGACGAAGACCTCCGGATCTGTGGCACTTGCATACGCTGCATCTGCTAATGGTGGAAATGCTGGCACGGGTGCCTCCCAAGGAACCGGAGGCCAGATCATGAACAACCGCTGGACATTTGCCGGAGCGGCTGGAAGTTCGGGCGGATTCACATTCTCGTCTCCAGCGCCGACTGTGTCACCAATGGGAGCACAAGGAGGAGGAGGAGGAGGAACCGCAACAGCATCCGCGCAAAACGCAGGAGCGGATGCGTGGCTTCGTGGAGGCTCTGTAGATGCTGGAACGCTCAACCCGGGTGGAACTGCTGGTGGGGGAGCGGGCAATAATGCAACTGCCGACTTCAACTATCGCCCCGGCGGCGGGGGAAGCGGAGGAGGGAGCGCGTTGTCTGCCGCTGGAGGCAATGGGGGCAACGGAATCAATGGCGGCGGCGGCGGAGGTGGCGGGGCCGGAAGCGTGACACGCGGCGGAAACGGCGGTACTGGAGGCAACGGGTTCGTCCGGTTGATCGTCTCATGAGATACGCAGTCATCATTTCTGGGATCGTGGACAACCTCATCGTGTGGGATGGCGTTTCCGAGTGGCAGCCGCCGCCTGGTGGCGTGGCCGTGCAGCTGGGCGACAGCGAATGGTGCGACATCGGGTGCCTTTACGACGAGGGTGCAGACCCCCGCTTCTATCCTGCTCCTGCCGGAGAGTGACCATATGGACCAATGGAACGTTATCTTCAACAAGGGCGCGACCTACCAGACCACCGTCACCATGACGGGCGTGACGGACATCGCCAGCGCCACCGCGTGGCGACTGATTTGCGCGTTCCCTGACCAGGCGCCGTTCCTGACCGCCAGCACGACGAACGGCATGATTACGGCTGGGGCAAGCCCGGCGCAGAAGATCATCACGGTGCCGGCCGCCACGACGGCGACCTTCGACACGGGCAACGGCCGCTTCGACTTCCAGATCGAATGGACGGGCGGCGTCATCCGCCGTTACGTAGCAGGCGGCAACCTGCAGGTCAACCCAGCGACGGGCGAGGTGTAACCGTGAACGACCCCGTCTATATCACCGTCACGAACTCGGGCGAGACGATCAACATCTCCGTAAACCCCGGGATTCCCGCAGGCGGCACGACCAACCAGGTCCTGCGGAAGACGAGTAACACCGACTATGCGGTGGGCTGGACCAATGCCTCGGCCGGGACAGTCACCAGCGTGACAGGCGGCACGGGCCTGACGGGCGGGACGATCACGAGCAGCGGCACGCTGGCGGTTGACTTCGCCACGAGCGGCGGAGGCACCAGCACGCAGGCGGTCATGGCCACGGACAGCCGCCTGACGAACGCTCGCACCCCGACCGCGCACGCCGCCAGCCACGAGGACGGCGGGACCGACGAGCTGCTTCTGGCTCAGTCGCAGGTCGTGAACCTGCCCACGGACCTTGCCGGGAAGGTGCCCACGACGCGCACCATCACCACAGGCGCAGGCTTGGCCGGCGGCGGGGACCTGTCCGCGAACCGCACCCTGACGGTGGACTTTGCCCCCTCGGGCAGCGGCACGGGATCGCAGGCTGTGAGTGCCACGGACAGCCGCCTGACCAACGCTCGCACGCCGACCACCCACGGCAGCACCCACGGCTCGGCTGGGTCGGACCCGATCCCCGCCGGCGGCCTGTCGCAGGCCCAGGTTGCCAACCTGACCACGGACCTCGCGGGGAAGGTGCCGACGAGCCGCACCATCACGGCTGGCAGCGGCCTGACAGGCGGCGGCGACTTGTCGGCCAACCGGACGCTGGCCGTTGACTTCGCGCCCTCGGGCGCGGGCAGCTCCACGCAGGCGGTCATGGGGACCGACAGCCGTCTGTCCAACGCCCGCACCCCGACCACGCACGCGACGAGCCACGGGGCCTTGGGCAGCGACCCGGTCACGCTGGAGATTTCGCAGGTCACGAACCTGACCGCGGCACTCGACGCAAAGGCCGACGAGACCGTGCAGATCATTGCGGGTACGGGTTTGACGGGCGGCGGCAATTTGACCGCGAACCGAACGCTGGCCGTCGACCTTGCCACGAGCGGAGGCGGCACTAGCAATCAGTCGGTGCGAGCGACGGATACGCGCCTGTCCGATGCGCGGACGCCGACGGGCGCAGCAGGCGGATCCCTCACGGGCACCTACCCCAACCCCACGCTGGCGAACGCCTCGGTCACCGTGGGCAAGATCAGCGCCTCGGGGACTGCCTCGAGCAGCACGTTCCTGCGCGGCGACATGAGCTGGCAGACCCCGACGGCAGCTCCGTCGGGCGCGGCGGGTGGTGACCTTGCCGGGACCTACCCCAACCCGACCGTGGGCTTCAAGCCCATTAGCGGAACGGGCACCGCGCTCGGCACGTGGAGGGCGATCACGTTCCCGACCAACACCGCGGTCATCCTTCCCGCCAGCGGCGTTTGGGCGTTTATTTCCATCCAGATCAAGAGCAGCAACGACAGCTTCCAGAACCTGACGGCCGATGTCGCACCGGGCGGCAGCACCATCAGCCCAGCCTCTGCCGTGCACTACCACACTCTCCTGTGCTGGCGCATTTCGTGACGTGACCCATGACCACCGAGAAGATTACGACCACCACCACGCGGCTGGCCCTCGACCGGGTGCAGCTGACGATCAGCAGCATCATGCTGCTTGGGATGATCGCGTATGTCGGCAAGCAGATGGCGGTAGCCGACCAGCAGAGCCGGATGCTGGAGACCATCGTCACCGACATCACCGTAATCAAGGAGCGCAACGCCGACGCGAACGCGCAGATCAAGGTGCTTTCGGAACGGGTGTCCCAGGTCGAGCGACGGCTCGAGCGGATGGAGCAGCAGCGGCCATGATCCGCTACCTCGCCGCCGTCCTGCTCACGCTGGCGGCCGCGGGGTGCAGCCCGTCCGCGGAGATCGCCATGCGAGCGAACCGCATCGCCGACCGCAGCCGGGAGGACGCCGCTGCCTGGACCCGGGTTGCCGAGGCGCACGAGGACCTCGCTGGCGAGGCGAAGGCGGGCCGCGCCCGGGCCGACGCCAACATCGCCGATGCCTTCGGCGTGACCACCGCCCTGACCGGGGTAGAGGACCAGCACCCGTTCCTTGACACCATGACGTGGGTGGCGATTGCCGCGGCCGTTGTGGCCGGCGCCGTCATCCTGTGGCAGACCGGGCTGGGGCAGGCCATTCGCGTTGCCGTGGGCTGGCTGCCTCGCCGCAAGGTGCAGGAGGCCGACCTCGCCGTGTCCATGCTGGACGAGGCCCGGCCCGAGGGACCGCGGGAGTTCGTGGCCGCCAAGCGAGCAGCTGATCCGGTCTTCGACGCCTGCTTCCGCAAGGCCCAGGCAGAGGAGCGCAAGGGGGAAACATGAAGCGGTTCAAGGTCATCCAGCACGCTAGGAACGTGCACACGGTGGAGCTGCAGGGCGTGAGCAAGACGGACGAGTGGACGTTCCTGCTCCGGGGGGACGCCCACCACGACAACCCCCATAGCCTGCACGACCTTGAGAAGAAGCACTTGGACGAGTGCGTCGCCGCCGGCGGCGGATGGATCGACGTGGGCGATCTCTTCTGCGCCATGCAGGGCAAGTACGATCCGCGCAGGGCGCGACAGTCGGTGCGCGACGAGGACGCGCTGGCGGCCGATTACCTCGACTCCCTCGTCAGGAACGCGGGCAACTTCTACACACCGTACTCCGAGAACTGCGTCTTGATCGGCCGGGGCAACCACGAGACGGCCATCCTCAAGAACTGCGAGACCGACCTGACCGAGCGGCTTTGCGAACGCATGACCCAGGCCAGCGGGCACAAGGTCCACAGCGGTGGCTACGGCGGGTGGATTCGCTTCGTCGCCCGGTGCCATCAGCAGCAGTACAGCCTGCTCCTGAAGTACTTCCACGGCTCGGGCGGCGCGGCCCTGATGTCCTTCGACACCCTGAAGGTCCGCCGGGCTGCGGCCGTCACCCCCGACGCCGACGTGGTGGTCAGCGGCCACGTGCACAAGCAATGGGTGATGCCCTTGGCGCGGGAGCGGCTGGTGCTCGGCAAGGAGGGCGCCCGGGTCATTTCCGACGTGCAATGGCACGTCAGGACGGGCACCTACAAGGACGAGTTCGATGACGGCTTCGCGGGGTTCCACGTGGAACAAGGCCGCACCCCGGAGATGATGGGGGCGGTTTGGATGAAGCTGCACTTCCGCTCAAGGCGGGTGCACAACGGGCAGCGGGGCCATAGCCTTTACGAGCTGGTGCCGGAGTTCAGGCTTGCACACTAGGAGGGGCCATGCGGGTCAAGATGGGTGGGCACGAGTTTGAGGTCCGGCAGCCGGCCAACATGAAGGACTTCGGCTCCTGCGAGATCACGCGGTGCCGAAACGGGTCCGTGCGCCGGATCATCCGCCTGCGTGCGAAGCAGGGGGAACGCGCTATGCTGGACACCGCTCTGCATGAAGGGCTTCACGCCTGCCATGAGGAGTGGCCGGAGGAGCTTGTGCGCTCCACCGCGACCGACCTCGCTCGCCTCTTGTGGACGCTCGGCTACCGCCGCGTGGCGGACCTATGCTCCTCATCCCGTACAGGTGGTTCCTAATGCCTTCGTTCCTTGGCACAATCTGGTGGTCCGCCCTCTGCCTCGTGACGGGCTTCGGCCTCGGCTGGTGGCTGTGCGTCAAGCGCGGCGGGAAGATCTGACGCCGTGAGCGGCGAGCAGGCACAGTCGTGCTGCTGTGGCGGTGGCCCCACGCCGTCGCCAAACTGCCCGGGCAGCAGCCCGTCAGAACCAGCCACGGTCAACATCAAGCTCGACGCCTCGGCGATTGCCTGCAGCGCGGTGAAGTCGATTGTGTGCGTCCCCATGACGTGCGGCTGCGACGGCGGCGCCGGGCAGACGCTCATCAAGCCGTGCGGTCCCATCACGCCGTGCGAAAGCTTGGTTCCTGCGTTCATGCCCTACGTGAACTTTATGACGGGCCTGAACCCAGCGAAGGCCATTGCGGGCTGGTGCACGTACACGGACGAGACCTACCCCAGCCCGGGTACCTGCTCCTACACGCTGGTGCCGTGCGGAGCAATGGAGCAGGACTACCCACCGTACGGCACGAACTTCTCGTTCTCGGTGACGTGCGGCGGGGACGGGTCGCTGGCGCTTTGCGGCGGCACGGCTGGCGGGAACGTGCAGTACTACCCGTCACAGGCCGAGTACGAGGGCGGAAACGGGATGAAGCTTGAGGCTTCGGGCTACTGCTGCGAGACCTGCGGCTGCTCGAGTAACCCCAAGTGCTCGGTCATCGCGGTGACGGTGCACGCCATTTGGACCATCCAGATGACCGTGCCGTGGGTGCGATATCAGACCAGCCCTCCATTTGACACCTGCGCGTGCAATCCCCCGTACTACGACACAGGTGCATGGATTTTGCAGGCCGCGCCTTTTGACCCGGTGACCTTGGACTTCGTCCATCAGCAGTACATGACGCTGGAGCTGGAAAACACGATCTACACGACGCAGACCACGCAGCGCTTGGCACCGGGCGGATACACCGTGCGGTGCATCCAGGAGCTAACGAACCAATGCGGCGCGGCAGCGGTCTCGGGCTTTTACTCTTACACGGGCGCCGTGGACGGCTGTGGCACCGCGCAGCCTCCCGGCTTCATCGTTGCAGGCAACGACTGCGCCGAGCCGTGCTTGCTGCAGGGGCAGCCCTGCTCCCAGGCCAACCTCGCCGAGCACGGCTGGGGCATCCGGGTGACGGTGTCGTGACCCTGCAAAGCTCCGAGGACAGGCGGAACTG